GACTTGAAGGTGGCGGGGGTAATGTGATTTATGCCATTTGCCTCTGCGCTGCGACGCTCTTGTGTTTAGGAGTCGCGTTGTCTGGCCTTGTTCGTTTTCTTGACCGGATTGGCTTCTTTGCCTTCTAGCCGGTTTCTTACAGGCGCGTACACTGGCGTCCACGCTTTCTTCTGATCTGACGATATGGTGGCTCGTCTTCCAGCGAACTTCCACAACCCCGCTTTCAGCGCCTTTTTCAGTCGGCTTCTTGCGCAGGCAGATGCAACTTTCATCGCGTCTGCGATCTCCTCGATTGAGTATCCTTCCGCTTGCGTTGCTTTGGATGCAATCGCGTCAAGATCAGCAATCCAGCCGTCGTAGCTTGCTTGCCCGCTCATTGTTCTACCTCCACGTCGGTTTTCCCAACGACTCGTCTCCTCACGACCAGCTCGCCCTTATCCTCGTAACACACCGCCATTCCTATTTGTGCTGTTGAAACCCGCGATCCGCCCTTCCACGCGAAGGGCGTCTTGGTCTGCCATGCGGGAAGAATAAGGACGGCGGCTTCTCCCCCGGCCTTCGGCATTGCGGCAAAGAAGGCCCGATGCCGGTGTCCACGCACGATCAGGTCTGGGCGCGGCTCGTCGAATCGCGCGGAGTTGACATACATTTCCCATAGCTCTTTGACGGGGGCCGTGCCCTCGTAGGCGCTCGATGCCGTTGTGCCAATATGGTGCAAGCATTGAACGATGTGCCCGCCCTTTAGTCTTATCCACAGCGAGAATCTGGTGCTTTCCCCTCGGCGGTTACGGCGCGTTGCGAGAGATTCCCCAAGCGTTTCCTCATTGCAGCCGGATTCCCCGACATGCGCTGCCGTTCCACGCACGATCCAGAATCGCCCCTTGTGCTGTTGCGCGATTGGGTCAAGAAGCGTGCGAGCGATCCGAATTTGGTCTGCCGGGTTGCGCGTGATCTGGGTGTCGGTCTTGTGGTGATCGCCTTCCAGCATGTCTCCAACGCCAACCACGCCGGTCTTTTTGCCTCGTGTTACTTTTCTGGCCCACTCCCAAGATGAATCCCAATCGTCGCACAAATCGAGCTGCGGGGCTGTTGGAAGGACAAGGCCGCGATGGTCAAGCATTACGCCTTCTCGCGGCCACAGGGCGCGGGAGCAACCAGCATGAATATCGGAAAAAAGTATCAGAGCATCGAGGGGAGCGGAAATCTGTTCGTTGATCTGCCCGTCTGGGTTCAACGTAGTTCCCCCGTGGAAGAGTTTGCCCGCTGTGCCGGTTTGTCCCCGGCGGGCGGCGAGGCGAGGAGGGTGGCTGCGTGTGTCGAATGGTGGGCATTTCCAGCTCCGCAGCCTCTTGGGACGGCACTACCAAGTTTTCGAGCCGGAAGATTCATCTCTCTTAATTCTCCGTGTTCTACAAGGGATATAGGGGAAACGGTTTTTCTTGTCAACATCTTGTTTTTTGTGAAAAAGAAGGGGCTTGACAACCGCCCTGTCGTCAAGTTATCCCCATTGACACTATGCGAGAAAAGGAAGCAAGGGTCATTGTTTTTGTTGAGTGGGTGGATGCCCAAATCGCAACTGGCGAAACGGGCGATGATGAGCCGTTGACCACTTTGGCGCAGGGCAAAAGCTGCGGCTGGTTGGTTGAAGACACCGACGAATATCTCACAATCGGCATGGATCGTTTTGCGGACTATTTCAGAACGACACAAACGATTCCGAAGATAAACATAAGGAGAGTTCGCTATTTCTATCCAAGCAAGGGTCGTCCGGCAAAAGGGGCTTACGAAAGAATCGTTGCGGGATCAGATCAAGGAGTTCTTTGCGGCAAGCAACGGGACGCTGCCAGCGATGGTGCTGGCAAGCCCGGATGACTTTCAAGAATTGTTCGGCGCGAAGGCGAAGGCAAGCGGCCCCAAGCCTTTCGTGTGTGACATCGGCCTCGTTCGCGTTGCGCCGAACATTTATGTTAAACAAGGGAAGCCGGTTCTTGTTGAGGCGGCGCTTCTAAAAGGAGCGGAGACAAATGGATAATAGCACGGACATGGCCATCGAAGAAGAAATGAAAGCCGCAATGAGCCGCGTCCGCGAGCACTACGATGTTGATGGAATGATAATCCTTTGGTGTCGCACTGAAGGGACTCAAAGCCGGAGCTGGAAAATCGGTTGCGGTTCTTGGTACGCGCAGTTCGGCATGGTCTGTGATTGGCTGAATCAGAATACTACGAGAAAAGTGATCGAAGAGACGCAGAGATGAAGGCTTCAAAATACGGGCGAACCGACCCGCTTAAATGCCAACCGCAAGACCCAAGGCAAGCCGAAGAAGAATGGCTTGTTGTGCGGGACGGGTTGGTTCCGCTTGTCGAGCCGTCAACCATAAGGCGGGCAATAGAAAATATCGGCGGACTTGCGCCGGATGGAACAGAAGTAACAATTGAAAAGATCAGGCGCGATGTGATTGGCCTTGCGGAATCGCATGAACTGACGAAATTCCAACGGGCCTTGCTTCAAGGGTACATCTGGGAGTTCTGCAAACAAGACCCGCAGTATTGGGCCGATCTGTTCGGATGGGTCTATGACTTCCGCGAGCGGCGCGACAGAGTAGAAGAACCCTTTGTAATGTGGGAATCCCAACGCGAAGTTTTCCACGCTCTTATCGCGCATTTGCATGGTAATTGTTCGTGCGGGTTCAAGGATTTGGTGATAAACAAGATAACCCGTCGGGAGGGCGGAACCTATCTGACGATTTTTGCGGCTATCCATGATTTTCTTTTCTATAATTATGTCCACATCGGATTTGTGTCCCTGAATTTTGACGATGTGGACAAGAAGCCTGACTCGATCTTTGCGAAAATTGACCGCATCCTTGAGAGGCTTCCGGTTTGGCTTCTGCCCGCCGGATGGAACAAAAACAGAAACAAGGCTCCGTTTTGTCGGTCTGAAGGCTATATCCGCAAGCCCGGATATGATGCCAGTAGCGATTCGATGCAGACGGCAATGCCCCTGTGCACCCTTTATGGAGAATCCACGACAACAACTCTCGGTATCTCGCAGGGCGTCTCGGCTCTGATTTTTGACGAGCTCGGGAGAATCGGGGATGAGGGCAAGCCGAAGGGGATAGATCGTGAGATTTGGGAGCGGAATGCAGACACTACTCATTGTAGAGTGGCCGTCTCAACCATCGGCGGGCCGAGCACCCAACACACCATTTTGGTGCGAAGCGCCGATAGCGAATATCCGCTATGCCATGTTGTCACGCTTGCTTGGTATCTGAATCCGCGTGAAAACAAAGGGATGCGGACATTTGAGGTCTTCCCGCCAGAAATGAGATGGGACTACAAGACCGGCCACAATCTACTCAGAGAAAGATACGGCGTCGAGGCGCGATGGGCCGGGTTGTCCGAAGACGACAAGAAACATTGGGAACGCAAATGGGCCACATGGGAAAAGAACGAGGAGTTTGAAGGGAAACGATTCTCAGGGTGGTATCTTGACGCCTGTTGTCGCCGTCTTACCGACAACGACTCCATGCAGGCCATCAGGACAGAGCTGGATGGGGAGCCGAAGCAGTCGGGATTGTACCTCTTCCCCGCACCGGCGATTCACAAGAAGATAGCCGAGCTCGGGGAGCCTCTTTACAAGGGAAGAATAGAAGACAAGGTTGATAAAGAGGGCAATGTAGAAATAGAGTTTCAAAAAGGTTACGGGCCGATAACCATTTTTGAAGAAGCCGATCCCGTCGAACAGTATGTAGCGACCGCCGATAGCGCGGGCGGGGATGGCAAGGATTTCTCGGTTTCGCACGTTTTCATCGTTTCTCAGTGGCCCCCGCGAGAAGTGGCCTTGCTGCGAGACAATAGGCTCGGCCCAACCAAACAAACGGAGTGCATACACTATCTCATTAGGCGCTACTGCGATGCCTTTTTTGTCCCGGAATACAATTACGGGCGAAGCGTCATTGAGGTAATGACCCACCGTTTCGGGTATTTTAGAATCTATACCCGTCACGATCCGACGAACATTTTTGATGACAGCGGGAGCAAGTATGGATACTTCACCGGGGCCAACAAACCGACGCTGATCCACGATTTCAGGGAAGCGTTTCTTGCGGGTCAAATTGTTATCCGGTCTAAAGAGACGCTGGAGGAGATGCTGCATTTCGTTGACCACAGCGAGAAGCTTAGCAACAACGACTATGGTGCAGAGAGAGGGTTTCACGATGACTGCATTATTTCCGCCGCCCTTCTAGTCCCCGGCGTCAAATACTTGACTGGGGGCCGCTTCCGTCCTGTAAGTTCCATGAAGAAGATGAAAAAGGAAGAAGAAACACGAAGGCAGATTGTTTTCGATTATCCCCGAATAGGAATCAAGGGATACAGAACTTACATCGTAAAGGTTCCAGAAGATGCCGAATCCCCCGAACCAGCAGATGTTTACGCAAGATGAAAAGCCGCTAAGCAAAACTCCGCCGCCGAGAACTCGTCTCGAAGAGCGGCTTATGAAATTCGCGCAGAATTGCATTGCCAGCTCCCTTGGTTATACTCAAGACGTGGTTGCTAATCTTGAGCGGATGCGAGACCTCTACGCGGGCAATCCAAGATATAATCCGCCAGAAAATAAGAATCTGAATTACGGCGAGCGCGTCGAAATAACGGAGCTCGAAGTTGGGGAGAGCCATTTCCCCAATACCCATACCGGAGAAGCTGCGGCAACAGTTCAATCTGCGGTTGCCGCTTTTGTGGCTGCGATTTTCTCTTCCGACCGATTCCACGAGGCAGTCCCCTACAATGAGGGGGATAAGGCGCGGGCCGAGATTGTCCGCGACGCCATTACCTATGCCACAGAACAACAGCATCATTTCTGCGGACAGCCGTTCAAACAGATCGTTGAGGACTCGGCAACGCGGATGTTTAAGTACCCGAGCTCCATTGTGAAAACAGGGGTTGCGACGAAGATTGCCAACATCGAGGGACGAGGCCCGCAACTTATTGGAAATCCATTTGCCAGAGTTGTCCCGCGTCAGAATATCTTGGTGGCAAATCCGGCAAGATGTGGATTGCAGCGTCAAGACCAACCCTACATTGCCGAATACTTCACCCCGATGCTCGAAGACCTTTATGAACACGAGCGGCGCGACATCCCGATAGAAGTCAAAGTCCAAGACGTTGATCCCTACACACAGCAGCCAAGAATGGATGAGAACGGCGAACCCAAAGTTGTCACTATCAAGGGCGTTTTAAGAACCGGAGTGTATCAAAATCTTCAGGGAATTGAATCGAACGCCGGGGCGTTCCGGTCGGAGCATAGCGATCAAACGAGCACCGCCGAAACCGGCTCAACGCAGATCAGCGACTCTACCCAAACGTTACAAACGGAATATCAGTTTCTAAAGGCGTGGGAGATTTGGGCAAGGAATCCGATCCCGCGCTGGCTTAGATTGAAACAGGAACAAATTGACGAAAGCGACGTGCGTGAGCTCGCAAAGAAATGGGAGATTGACGAAAAGAAACTATTCTCTGCGATGGAAGACCTCGTAATCACGTACGTCGAGCCTAACAGTCTAATTGCTGTGCGCACCAATTGGTTCGATCATCAGAGGCGACCCTATCACTCGGTTCGCTACGAAGATTTGGACAATCGGTTTGACGGGCTTTCGCTTTTGCAGCGTCAAGATGCGCTCCAAGAGATGCAGGACAGCATTCTATCCTTGGTCTATCAGGATTGCAGGCGACTACTTAACGGCAGTTATTTTAGAGACTCAAGGGCGCTGATCTCCGACGATGATTTGAAGAAAGCGTTCACTCCGGGTGGGAACTGTCCGGTGGACTTGTCCAATGTTCCGGGGATGACTCTCGAAAAAGCATTTTTCCCAATTCCGGCAAACGACTTTCTGCAAGTCGCGCTTCCGCTCATGGCCAAGCTGTCCTCCATGATGCAGCGAGTGACCATCCCGGCGGACGTGCAGGGCGTGGGGACATCTGCGACAGCGACAGAGGCGCGTATCAATGCAACGACCGGGACGCAAAAGCTCAATATGGCTTTTGACAGGTATGTGCGTTCAATCCTGCTTCCGGTCTTGGAAGACTTCCGCGACCTGCTCCGTCAGTACAAGGACACCGAAGAAATGATTCGTGTCTTTGGCGAAGGCGGATTACGGTGGCAGCCGGTCAGCCCCGAAGACCTCAAGACGAAAGTGGACATCAAGATCATTGCCGATCTTTCTGTCGGCGACAACAATCTCAAGGCGCAGTATATCACCAATGTTCTTAACGTGGCCGGGAACAAGACTCCGCTTGAGTACTACTTGAACATGCTTCGCGCCGTTCTTCGGTTGCTTCGATTCCGCGAAGACCAGATCAATTCTTGGTTGCCGAAGTCTGACAAAGAAAGCCCGCCGGAAGAAGAAAACATTGCCCTTGAGCGTAATAAGAATGTGCCGGTGCGGGTGACTGACAATCACGCCAAGCACATTATCGCGCACTCGAATCATCCGAGGACAACGCAGGCGACGGGCGAGCATATTGTTGAACACCTGAAGGCTCAGGCATATATGTCAGAAATGGCCGAAAGGTCAGCCGTTGATCCTGCGCAGGCGGCAAAGGCGGCGGAGCTTACAACGTTTTGGGCAGACAAGACGGGTGGGGCCGTGGGGGGTGCTGCGATGCAGGCGATGATCCAGAACGTTTCCCGTTCCGCGCAACAGACCGGCATGGCCGCGCCGCAAGCACAGGAATCGCAGCCCGGAGCGCCCCCGCCACAAGACAATGTGCCGGATCAGACACAAACGCTTGGACTGGGATATTGACATGCCGCCCCTTACTGGACAGGAGATTCAGAAGAATCACGAAATCGCACGACGGGGCGACGAGCTCAAAAACTTCGCGGATGGGCCTGTCTGGAAAATGGCGAAGGAGCGAGCAACTACAAAAATAGCCAATCGCCAGAAAGCCTATGAAGGGGATTTCCCCGTCGCCTCGATAGACCAAATGATTCAAGACCAAGAAACGCTCTGGATGCTGCGCGGCATGAATCAGGCAATACGGGAGATTCAGTTCGTCTTCGCAGAGATCATAGACGAGGGCGAGAGGGCAAAGATCAAATTGGGAGAGAAGAGATTATGACAAGGGCCGAGATCGAGGCTGCTGTAGATCGGCGAAGAGAAGATGTTCTAAGGAAGACGCCATATTTTCAGATTGAAGGCGAACGGCTGTTGTGTGTCATTCCGCCGCTTACGGAAGACAGAAGCGCGGGCGGGATTATCATTCCCGGCGTGGCGCAGCAGAATCCCCACTATGGATGGGTCCTGTCCGTTGGAACGGGAGAGAAGGTCGAGAAACGGTTTAAGGTCGGCAATTACATTATTTGGGGCAAGTATTCTGGGACGGCCTTCGATTGGGGCGATGCTCAGCTCAGACTCATTGAGGGGCGGGACGTGTGGGGTTATTTCGACGATCTGGTTATCATTGCCGGGATGGAAAGACTGATTTCTATGACGGAAGCTGGAGTGCCAATTATTCGATGACAGAAAAGCAATGGTCTGAAACAATAGGCATTGTCATCCCCGTCTATGATTCGGAAGGCAACACAAGTCTTCAGCGGACTTTGTTTTGCGTCGAGCAATGCACAGACCTCCCCTACCTTCTTTCGGTAGCGGCGGGTAAGCGTTGCGCCGCAGCCAATCACGCTCTTGGGGAAAAGAATCTCCCGGAGGACGTGCGATTTGTTTTCCACATGGATGATGATGTGATTCTGCCGCCAAACTATGCCTCCAAGATGGTGAAGGTTTTGCTGGAAAATCCAAACGTTGCTGCGGTCAGCGCGGCAATGCGTGGGCCGAACGGAGAGCGGCAAAACAGAATATCTCCAATAGACATTGGCTCAGACGAGATTCGGCCAATGATTATCCCCGGAACATGCTTCTGTTACGACAGAGAAAAGGTGTCTATAGAATGGGATGTGCGCTATGAGGGGTCTCAGTGGGACGATACCGACGTAATGCTTCAAATCTGGAAACAAGGGTTTGAGACGGTTGTTTGCGGAGCTGTTGTGATTGTGCATGATAACAATATGAAGGAAGGTAAACATCGGGCTGTCAATGCGAGAAGGTTTGAAGAAAAGTGGGCGGGAACGCCGGAATTTCAGAAATACTTGGATTTGGGAGGAGAATGGGCAAGGATTCCCATATTCAAAAGCGTTCTGTTTGCAACCCCCGCTTATGGTTGGAACGTGAGCACGAATTACTGTCTGTCCATGTTAG